CGCCGGTGGTACGAACACCGACAGGGGCAAGAGCCGCCAACTATAAAAAGTTGACGGCATCATTATATCACAATTCAAAAGGAGCCGCAACTATGAAAAGGACAAACACCGCCAAATGGATAGAATCCGCCCAGCGCTGGCAGATAAACGTGCAAAAAGACGGAGTGCGCAAGACCTTTACCAGCGCCAAACCGGGCCGCACAGGCCAGCGGGAAGCCAACAAAAAGGCCGATGATTGGCTGGATAAAGGTGTTGGCACAGACCGCGCCAGCGTTTCCGGCGCATGGGAAAATTTCCTTGCGCAGAAAAAGCTAGTGTCGGAAGAAGAGTACACAAAAATGGAGTCTTTTGGCCGGGTTCATCTTTTACCGCAGATGGGCAAAAAAACCGTAAAAGCCATGAGCGAGCAGGATTTTCAATCGCTTATCAACTATGCTTTTAAGCATCCGCAGGGGAGAGGGCGCGAAACGCTTTCTAAAAAAACGCTACAGAACTACGTAAATTATTGCAAGCAGTTTGTAAAATTCTGCCGCAAATCGAAGCTGACAACGCTTGAATTAGACGAAATCGAAATACCAACCGCCGCCAGATATAAAGGGAAAAGCGTTTTGACAGTAGAAAATCTGCAAACCCTTATCAGTACCGACACGACCGAGCTGCACGGGAAAATAGTGCGGGATGAGTATATAAATTACTATCGTTTCCAGGTGTTTACTGGCGTTCGGCCAGGCGAAATGCGCGGCCTAAAGTGGGAGGATGTACACGGCAACACATGCGAGCTTCATCAGGCCATCAACATAAAAGGGGAACACACGCACGGCAAAAACGAAAATGCACTGCGTACGGTGGTACTTTCGAAGTACGCTATAGACACGCTGAACGACCAAAAGAAGTACACGGGGCTGCAAGAGTATGTTTTCCCGATGGCATCCATGCACACATACTACCACCGCTGGCAGCGATACCAGCGCGTCAATGGCATGCCGGAGTTAAGCCTATACGAGATGCGGCACACCTTTGTCAGCATAGCAAAGGAGCTCCCGCAAGGTGATCTGAAGCAGCTTATAGGGCACAGCAAAAGCATGGACACATATAAGCAGTATAGCCACTACTTAGAGGGGGACGATGAGCGAACGGCAGATAATCTTCAAGCAGTTTTTGACCGTCTGGCAAATTAAAAAAGTACACACTAAAAGTACACACTTTTTCTTTTAAATACAAAAAGAAAGCAAAAAACCATGCAATTTGCGAAATAATCGCAACGATAATACGTTATTTTTTTAATAGGCAAAAGCATGGCGTACAGTTCAAATCCCGTCACTCCGATACGAATAAATGCCGTAGATTCGTTAAAATCTACGGCATTTTCTTTTTCAAGTACACACTTTAGCACACACTTGCTTATTTTCTCTGCAAACTGTGTACTAAGTCGCTGTACACATCCGGCCGCGCTTCTTTCAGCGCATCCATAAACTCATCCAGCACACGCCACACTCGCCCGGCATCAGCCTTGTTTACAATCTCCAAAAATTCACTCATCCTGTAAACGCTCCAATTTCCGCATTACGCCATTATAAACTTTAGGGTTTGCCACATACAAGGCCGACATAAGCTCATCCAGCACGTTCAGCGCCGCTGTGGTGTCTACGTTTGATACAGCCCGCAAAAAGTCACTGCCGCCAACAGCAGTCCTTACAGACGGCTCCGCCGCTTCGTAGTAGCGTACAGGCTCTTGCCGTTCTGCTTTTTGTGGGGCAGGGGATACATCTGCAAGCTGCTGATTTTTCACAACATACAGCGCCGCCAAATTTTTAACTCTGGTCATGGTAAGTTCGCTGTTTTCGATTTCGGCTATAGCGCCGTCAATCTCTCGCACGTCAACCATAGCCCTTACACCTCGCTTTAGCCGTTCCGCATCGTGTCAATGCACCGCTGGATAACTTCCCGGTCTTTGCTGTCAGCCCCGCGCATGATATCTTCCATGCGGGAAATCAGCGAATCGTGCCCATCGTCCATGCTGTAATGCCCGCGCACATAATGCGAACCGCGCCGCGCATAGCTGCTGCCGCGTCCGTAATTGCCGCGCATGTTGGCGCTCCAATCACCGTCCCGGCTGTAATCTTCATCGCGGCTGTAGCCGTCATCTTCCAGCATGACAATTTTGTCAATGTTTTTGATGGTGTCAGTCAGCTTGTGAACAGTTTCCAAATCACCGGCAGACATTTCGCCCTTCTTGCCGATTTCGTCCAGCTCTGCGCACAGCATGTCTTTCAAGTCATACAAAACCCTTTTACTCATGGTTTACTCCTTTCAGCTCACGCGCTCAACCACAAAGTTCGCGTTCGCGAACAAAATGGCTTGCGTGCTCGTGTTTTCAGCGGCAACTGTCAGGCAGCAGCCGCGCGGAACTTCCACAAAAGCCGTGACGTAAATATTAAAATAGTTCTCCACCGCTGCCGGGGTCACAATTGCAGTCGCACTGTTCAGCGGTTCTCCATTGATGGCAAGCGCCGCAGTAATAGCTTCCACTGTGCCGCCGGTAGGGATAGCAACATTTGCACCAAAGCCCACTTTAAAACGGGCTTTGCACTGATTCGTAATGCCGCGCAGCGTAACGATGCCAGCGCCCTCTCTGTGTACGACACAGCCCTTACCTGCTACTGTCGTTTCAGTCAGCGGCACGTTCTGGCCTGCTGCCACGCTCACGATGCTGGCATTTGTAAATTCAGCCATAAAATCAATCCTTTCATAAAAAGATAGCGGCGGGACTTATGCCCCGCCGCTTTGTTTGCATTATCGGCACGGGGCCGAACATGTAAGACATGCTTACAAGCTGCCTATGCAGTTTTAGCAGCCGCAGCCGGCACAACCATTGTACGAACCGGTAGCCCAAGGATTACAAGATGGGTAACTCGGCACCGGCACAGGCCGCAGCTGATTCAGCAGGTAGCTGTTCTGCGCTGCCTGGCTTGCCGCCAGCTGTGCAGCAAAAAGCTGCTGACCCTGCTCGGCGATCTTGGCATCCTTTGCCTCGATACGCTGGGCCGTCAAGGCATCAAGCACCGCGCGAGCGTTGGCGTTGGCGTTGTCGATGATGTCTCTGGTGCCGTTGCTGATGGTCTGGCGCGTTTCGCACCCCTGCTGCGCCAGGTTGTAGTTGACACCCTGGATAGCCTCGCGGGTCTCGCAGCAGCAGCTAGCCTGCTGGCTCTGCATCGCAAAAAGTTGCTGCATAAAGGCTGCCTGCTGGTTGGCGCGGCTGATCTCAGCGCTCATAAAGCCCTGCTGCATGCTGTTTTGTACGCCGTTGACAAGCTGGGCCTGCGCGTAAAAGCCGTCGCACAGACCGTTGTTTACGCCATCCAGCTTGCGCTCCAGGTTGGCGAAATCAGAGGTCAGCACATAGCCGTCCATTGCAGTGCCCTGTCCGCCGCCGTTGCCACCAAAACCGTTACGACCCCAGCCTCCGGCAAAAATAAACAGGAACAGAACAATCAGCCATAGAGCGCCGTTATCGCCCCAGCCGCCAAAACCATTATTGCCGCTTGTGTTAGCGGGCTGTACCGGCATCGTCATCACGGTGCCATCAGAGGATAAACTCATAATATAGCTCCCTTCAAAAATTTGTTATATCGTCTACCGTGCGCACGGATAAACCTATTTTAAAAATCCCATAAACTGCTGCGCCATCGCCTGTAGCTGGTTGAGCTGCTGTTGGCTCATCTGTCCGGATTGCAACAGCCGCTCCACCTCTTTTTTGGGGTCGCCCTGAAAACTCTGCCGAAACTGATTAAACTGCTGCATCATCTGCCCAAACTGCCCCATCTGGCCGGGCATCTTACCGCCGCCTAATAAATTAAACAGTGGGTTCGCCATCGGTTACCTCTCTTTTCTTTTTGGCTGACGGTTTTTCTGTGGCCGCCAGCGCGTCAATGCGGGCCGCCAGCGCGTTAAACTCCTGCCGGGTGACATACTCATCGCCCTGCTGCTGCGCGGGCCTCTGAGGGGCCGCTTTGGCCGCCGTGCGCTCGGTGTAATCAAAGATGCGCAATGGTTGCGGCATACCACTGGTATCGGTGGCCTTGATATAAAAGGTGCTGGCCTCGCTGTCCATCAACAGCACGCTGTTGCCAGCGGCCACCATGTAGGCTTTAGCGCCTTCCTCGCCCTGCACCCAGATAATGGGTGCAGACTGCTGTGCCGCCTGCTGCGCCTGTGGGTACGCCGCCTGCCTCAGCTGTGCAAGCTGATCCGGCATCGGCGGGGGATAGTACCCCGGCATGTATCCGCCGGGCTGATAAGGACTGCCAAACGCCATCAAAAATCACTCCTTTTGCCAGTAGTATAGCGGGGTCTCGTCACCGCTGTCCCATGTATCAAGCCAATCGCCATCTTTTACGCACAGCACGTGGGTGGCCAGTGCCAGGATGTACGTGCCTTTCGGATGGTCTGCCGCAAAGTCTGCCACGCTGTAGCAATCCGGGCAGCTGTCCGGAAGTGTGCTGCGCTGCCACTCGCACCGGCGCAGGTAGCTGCCCCAAACGCGGTTGGCGCTGGGCATGTCGTGCAGCAGATAGCCTTCAACGCACAGTCTGGCGTACACAGTCTCCCAATCCTGCCCGGTGGCCGCCGCAATGGCCCGCACCGTGCAGTCACCCACGCGGTTGCCACCGGGGTTAAGGTTGACTTGTCGATACACAAAACCGCCTCCTGCTTTTTGATTAAATTTTATCACGTAGTAACGAATTTTGTGCGCCACATATGCGCCATCTTTACGCCAATATTTTTTAAAAAAATTGAAAAAAGCCTTGGCAACTGCACCGAATCTGTGTCTAATATAGACAAGATAAGAGATAAACAACAGGAGAAACAAAAAATGAGAGAAGCTTATAAAATCGCCGCTGACATCCGCAATCAGGACACCTGGGATAAAGACCTCTGCGCAGAGCTTTGCGAAGCAGCCGACATGGCCGCCGAGTGGGAAGCTGCCAGCCCCGAAGAATCTGAAGATGTGCTCTTCGCCGCTGCTGAAAAGCTGGGCGTTGAAATCCTGTAAAGACAAAAAGTGGGCGCTGGATAACCACCAGCGCCCACTTATCTTATAATCCGTCTATTTTATCCACTATGCTTCGCACTAGCCGGTTGACGGTGCGCTCGCTGCGGTTAAGTTCCGCCGCGAGCTCTGCGTTGCAAAATCCGCGCCTACGCAAGTCAAGCACGGCCCGCTCGTCATCGGTAAGTACAAAGCATATTTTTTGGTACTTCGCCGCGTCTACACATAGGCAAAACCGGCGCATAAAAAATCAATCGTCCTTTTTGCCTTGCTTGCTCTCGGTCTGCGTACCAAAATAAAAGGCAACCACCATCGTCACGATGGTCATGACCGTGTCAGGCTGTAAAGCCCCGCGCAGCGCCAGCACAGCAAAGACCGCCACAACGACAAGCGTCACGATGGTCTTTACTTTGATCAACGCCGCAAAATTTTTTAAAAAGTCGGACATAAATTTTACCTCACTTATCCTCAAGACTGTGTAAACGCTGCTCATGGTCTGTCAAAATTTTGTCTTGCTCGGTATTGTGTGCCCACAAGCGGCGATGGCTCTCGGTGTTGCTCTTGTCGTCATCCTCAACCCGCTTTATAACGTTGTCCAGCAAAGTCTTAAGCTGTACGATGCTTGTATTAAGCTTAAGTAGCGGGCCGGTAACGGTCACTATAATCCCCAAAAGGACTACGATGTCTTTTACAATATCCCAATCAGTCATGCTTCACTTCCTACTAGGCATCATGCCCATTCACTTTTATACAGTCCGGCATCGGTCAGCTTGCGTTCCTTGCACAAAGCATAAATCGCGTCCGCATCTCCCTGGCTGACAGGGCCGATGGTGATAATTTGCAGCTTGCTCGCAGTTGACTCTTCAGCAGCAGGCAGGGGCTTGATGAGGTGATTCAGGTCGGTTTCGGGGACGATGCCAGGCACACCATTTTTGGCGCTCTGGCTGTACTGGTGGATGTGGCGCGGTAAAGTTTTGTCGTACTCTGTGCGGGTATCAGCCAGCCAGCCGATGTAATCCTCGCACAAGCACTCATAATCAATGTTTGCGTTTGCAAACGAAGTGCACGTATACACGCCCACAACAAATCCGAGCTGCTTCGCCCTCACGCAGAACGCCATTGCAATGGCGGTGCGCTGGTCTTTAGTCAGCTTGTCCGCTCTGCCGTCATGCTCGTTGTGGCTCCACTCCGTATCGAAAAACAGCGGGTAGCCTGTCGGCGCGAGCTTTGCGCAAAACTCCGCTTCTTCTCTCGCTTCTTCTACAGTGATAGCCTGGCTGAAAAAATAGAACCCAAACAGCTTGCCGTTGCTCTTTGCCCCTGTAAGGTTCGCGTCAAACTGCTCGTCTTTTTCCAAAGCGCCTGAAACGTACCCGCGATAACCAATGCGTACAATAGCACGATACGGCACTTTTGCCCAGTCGATAATTCCTTGATGCTTAGACACATCAATCAGCACTTCTTCGTCACTGTCAGCAGTGTTTTCGCTGTTGTAAGTACCTGCTTCGTTGGGTATGCCCGCATAAGCGGTAGGGTCAAGGCCTTTGCTGGTAGCTTTTGCCCTCACCTCAAAGTGGCAGTGCGTCCATGTGCCCGCAGCGTTGCCGGTCTGCCCAACAACGGCCAGCACATCGCCTGATTTTACACGCTGACCGACCTTGACAAGCAGCTCCTTGCAGTGGCAGAAATACAAAAAATTCACAGCATCCGGGGTCTGGTTGGCATCCAACTGTACACACACGTAGTAGCCCCACTCCCACGTGAGGTTGCTCTTGTCCGTCACAATGCGGGCAGTTCTGACAACGCCGCCGATGTTCTTGCCGTTGTAGCTGGGCATGCGGATTTTGTCATCATCTAGCCCACCGATGTCCAGCCCGCCGTGCCAGGTTTTGCCACCGCCCCGTGTCCAGCCCCACCGGCTGTAAGAGTATTTTACGAGATTGCGCCCTTTAAAAAGCATATATATCACGTCCTTTCTAGTCAGCTAAAGCCTCATAAAGCATATAAAGCATATTACACCTCGATTTCTGCCAGTGCGGCGGCGTATTCCGAATTAACATAAGCTTCTGCGGTCATCAAGTCAATTCCATATACGGTTTAACAATTTCCGTTGCCTGCTGTGCGGATTTCGCTGCTGCATCCGCGCTCGCTTTCGAATTTTCTGCTGCTGTTGTGGCAGCAGCGCTGCTCTGCTCGGCGTTCAGCGCCGCCTGCAAAACCTGCGTTGCAAGCGATTCACTCGGATTAAACGGCACGGTCGTGCCGGTATTGGCATGCGTGATTACGCTGTATCCCTGCGTTTTGGAGATACGCTGTGCGCCGTTTGCAACGCCGCAATATACGATAGTGCCCGTGCCCTCATCGGTGGTTGCTTCAGCGGGCACATCAATCAGGCTGTTCTCCGGAACGCGGATTTCAACAGGTTCACCCTCCGGCGGGTTGAACGTTACTGTTACTGCCAGCCCGTCCCACGTGTCATCAAAAGTCACATGCAGCTGTTCAATTCCGTAGCTGTCAAACGTGCCAAGCGATAAATTACCAGGTCTTACGCTGTATCCCTTCAGCTGTACTTCGTGCAGTGCCATTACATCACCTCAAACCAATCTTTGTTATCAAGCGCCGGGGCTGCGCCGTCCTGCAGGGCCACGTACAGCTTGTCGCCGTCAGTGTAGTAGTACCCGGTGCAGACGGTCATACCGTCCACCCAGTACAGCGGGCGGTCTTTAACGCCGTAGGCGTTGGGGTCTTCCTGCAGCTCCCAAGCAAAGCCTGCCGCGCCGCTGTAGGCCGGAACCCATTTGTAGCCCAGTTTGGGGGCCATGGTGGGCTTGGCCTCGGTTTGGATGGTGGCCAGCATCAGAGACAGTTTGGTTGCATCGTCCAGCACGATGGTACTTGCTTCGATCTCCTCCTGCTGCCGCTCGGCCAACTCGGCCACGGTGTAACGGTGGTAGAACTGGCAGTCCTCGTACACATCGTAACCGGAGATGATGTGCTCAAGGCCCTCAGGGTTCTCCTCGGTGACCGTGCCCTGCATCACTTCCCGGCTCTCCGGCACATGCTCGGCCACCCGCCGGGCGGTGTAGAGGTAACCTGCGTCCAGGTCGGGCGCGGTCAGCTCCTCGTTGGTGAGTTCATCGTAGATTTTCATGAAGTTACTCCTTAATCCATTTGAATCCAATGCTATAGGATGTGTAGTTTAAGCCCTCAAAAAGCACGGTCACAGTCGCACCCGGAGACAGCTTAAAGATGGCCTCCCAAAGGCGCGTGGTAGATGTGGCCGTATTACTGTAAGTCTTTTCCACATCAACCCCAAAGGTATTGATAGCAGTGGTCGAATCACTGGCAGAATCAAAGCCGGTCAAAAACGGATTCGGCCGCTATTTGCGCCTGCCTGGTAAAACCTCGCATAGATGTATTTGTCCTCGGTGCCGTTGTTCGTCACAGCACCCGTATTGTTCGAAAAGGAAAAAGATAAATCTCCATCGGTCAGTGTTCGGCTTTCATTCCAGGCAGTCTTTTCGAAGCTGTTCAACGAGCCGGTGCCATTTTCAATGGCATGGCGCAGGGCAGAAAATGCAGCACTTCTTTTTCCACCCGGTGTTCTCGGTGACATTCCCATAAAATCACCCTTTCTTCATTTTGCGAAAATGTTAGTTGAGTTCCGTACCTTTGATACCGAAAATCTGATACGGGATGGTACTTTCCCAGTGCGATGTGTCTCCGGAGAAAGGTGTGCCAATTGTGATGTTTGCGCCGTCAAAAGTCACCATGCGGTTTATGCTTCTGTCATTTGCGGTGACGCAACACCTGGCACCGCGTACTACGATATTTTTCATTACATACTGCGGGGAGAGAGAAGTGTATCCTTTGACGGCTATGCAATAAGCTGCATAAAGCTGGGTGCCAGTATCAACGGTTCCTCTGCCCCATTCCGATGTATGGTTGGCATTAGTCCAAAGTAAAACATTCTCGGCCTCGGCAAGATTCTCAAAGGTCTTTTTAAACTTCTTAAACTTCCCGCCGCCTCCCGGGGTTCTCGGTGCCACACCCATCAGCAGCCACCCCGCGCAGCACATGCCGCAGATTTTTTACGGGGGGGGGTAAAACTACATACAAACGAATGTTTCATGCTAAACCTCCATCAGGTTGTGATCGCCCACCGCGCGTTGATCTCTGCCGTAGGCTTCTCCTGCACATACACGGTCACATTGCCAGCGCCGCTTACGGTCTTGCCGGCGTTGATGATGTCCAGCACTTCTGCCAGCTCCTCATCTGTGGCTACCACGCCTGTGGGCGTAAAGCCGACACCGCTCACAAAAGTGCTGTTGGCCGTCACTGTTGGTGCATTGCTGTTGTCTTTGGTCAGGGTCGCTGTCTGCTTGTAGGCATAGCCGTTTGACAAGTCCGTCCCTGTGCAGGCAGTCCACCCGTTCAGCGTCAGCTTGGCCGTGTACATGGCAGCCGTGCCCTCAATCGCCTTAAAAATGTCTTTCTGCCGCCCCTGTGGGTCGTAGGTGCTTCTCAGCATAGCTGCAGTACCGGCGTTAATATCACTCAGTTCTTCCCGTACCTGCTGTAGAAACTCTTTAAACTGCTCCTGCATGGTAGTCGTATCTACGCCCACCCAATCCGTCACAAGCCCGCATACGGTACTATCAAGCCGTTCATCGGTGATATTTGCCGCTGCAATTTTGCTTACTGCCGCGCCGACATAAATTTGCGCAAGCGAAATTTGGCGTTTCAACGTATTATTTGTCAGTGCTGGCGCGGCAGGATTGCTTGCCGCCGTGCCGCTCAAAATTTCGACGCTCGGCTTTACAGAGTAGTCTACAGTTGCCCAAGTGACAACGACCCGGTCGATGCGCGGGTAAACCGCATTTGCAAGCGGAAGCGTCAATTTTAACTCGCTGCCGGTCTGTTCTTTCGTGTCGTTCCAAAACACCGTGCCGTCTGCATCGGCGTTTGCCAGCCAACCAACACCGTCAGACACACTCACCGTCATGTCTCCGTTGCTTGTGACGCTCAGGTTGCCGTCTGCGCCAAAAACGCCGCTTGTGCGCCCGTGCAGCCATTTCATGACGTTTTCTGCGCCGATATACTCATCAACGTTGTTAGGGAAATTTTTGATTGTCGCCACTATCTCACCTCAATACTGTTAAAATCGGGTCACCAATAACCAACTTGGCGCTCTGCCCGTTTACATCCTGTGAAAACTTCGCCGCCGTGATTCGTGCTTTAAATTTTACGCCCAGCCGCAAAGAAACGCACCAAACCAAATCGCCGACATTATACGCTGCGCCGATTTCGTCTGCATCCGCATCAATGTCAAACCCGGTTCTGTCTAAATGGCTGCCAAGTTGCAACGCGGCGTACTGCTTTACGCGCTTTTCAAAATCAGCGTTGCTTTCGCTATCCTGCTGTGCATCGCCGCTAAAGCTCGTAAACATTTCTCGCCGTTCTTCACCGGTCGCCGTGCCCGCTTGCACCACAAACTTATCTTTTGCGTTTTTATACTGTGCCTCACAGTAGCAGACGTTTTTAAACTCGGTCACATCCCGGTCGACTACAAGCCCGGGCGCTGTGCCACGCTCCTGCACAAGCATCACCGCATCCAGCCCTGCCGTGCGGTCTGCACCCTTGTAAATCTCCCATGTGATAGTTTTCGCCTTGTAGTCTAAAACGGCTTTATTGCCTAGCTCTGCGTCTGTCAGCACAGGTTCAAGCGCACTCAACAGCTCATCCCCGTAAATTTCGGTAGATTCTACGGTTTCCGTTAAGCCCTTACTCTCTGCAAGCTGAATCGGCAGCCCGCGCAGATTGGCCGTGACGATGCTATAAGCATCTGTTTCCACATTGGAAATCGTTGCTTTTTCTGCCACAACCCGCCGGTCGAGCCGTTTGTTCAGGCTGTACCCGTTTAGTGTTATTTCGTTACTGTCGCAATCGTGCTGCACTTCCTGCACTTCGTAGGCAAGCTTTCTGTCTACGATGTATAAGATGGAATTTACCGCTGCAATGCCGATGTTATAGTCATCCATCGGCAAAACGACAGTAAATTTTCCCACGCCGTTATAGTAGTTACTAAACTCGCTGCTGATTGCATGCGTAATTTCATGTCGGTTGCTTAAATCAGGTGTAAAAAGTTCAAGCTTCATACTACCGTTACACCCGCACTTTCTTCCGCAAATGTCACAGCCATTTCAACATTTTCAAGCCCGCTGTCCGCAGTAGGCTTCCACGCATTATCGCCCGTGTGGATTCTGTACAGTGTGCTTTCAAGCGTAAGTGCGCCCCGGCAGTCACCGGCCTTAGAGCTTGTGACTGTCGTTTTACCGTGCGATGTCTTGATAACGACACGCTCATCTTCCACAAGCGTTTTTTCCAGCCGCAGCACTTCCCCCGTCAGCATGTTTTCAATACCAACGTTTGTTGCCGTCTCGCCGATGCAATTGATCTCTAGCGTAAACGGCACATCAAACTGCCCGAAATTCTGCAAAACAATGTATTTCAGCACAATGACTTTGCCGAAATAATACGTTTTGCTGATATTCCACGGGAATTTAAAGCCTTTTTGCACGCCGCGCAGCTGCATTGCTTTTCGTTCGCCACTCTCCCAATACGGGTAGGGGGCAAGCAAGCCAATCTGAAACGGCGCACCGCGTTTTGCTGCGCCAATGGTAGGCGATGCCGTTACAATAACGTCAATGTGCCAGTCACCAGCATATAACACCCCGGTCAGGTCAGGTCGTACAACGGTCATAAGCGCATCTTTCAGCGCTTGTGCATTGTCTCCGATAACTCTGCCGTTGATGGTGATAGGCCGCGTCTGGATGGCCTTAGATTGCACCGTAGCGCCTATTTGCCCGATTCCCTGCGCTGTGTTGGCAGTGACCGAAATCGTATCAATGCCATCCGGCTTGCTGATAAGATAGCCATGCGCATAATCAAACACGATAGACTGCCCCAGCGAGTTGACGTATTTAAAAGTCTTGCTTAAAAAACTCATATCGCCCACCTCGCCCGCTGAAAATACGCCGCTGTACTTGCCGCCAGCTCAACCGGCGTCTGCTTTGCCGCGTAAATATTTTGCGTCAGGGTAAAACCGTTGCTGCTGCCCTTACCGCGTCTGTAGCTGTCCGCTTCATCGGCTGTCAGCACCATCTCGCCGCGATGCAGGTTTGCAACATAGTTGTTATACGGCACATAATCCATGCCGCCTGCGTGGCTGCCGTCAGCCCCCGTGTTGTTTTTTACATCGCCTGCATTGATGACAAAAATACTCTTGATGCCATCCCACAAGCCCTGCACGAAGCTGACAAGACCATCCCAAACAGCCGCAATGCCGCCCTTGATGCCCTCTACAACGTTTTGGCCGACCGTAGAGAAGAAGTCAAACACACCCTCAAAGATGCCCTGAATCGACTCCCACGCGCCCTGAAAGTCGCCGGACAATACCGCATCAATCGTAGAGAACACGCCAGTAATCAAATCAAACACAGTCTGGAAAAAGCTTACCGCAACATTCCAGATGCTTTGAATAATGATCCACGCGCCCTGAAAGAATCCGCTGATAATCGGTGCAAACGGCGTGAAGATAACGATAATCGCCTGAAAGATAGCCTGAAAGAACGCGCTTGCCCATGCCCATACAGTCTGTACAAGGCTCCATGCAGCGCTGAACGCTTCACCGATGCTCTGTATGACCGGGGTCAAATCTGTAATGACCTGTGTAACGACCTGCCCAATAACCTGCATAGCCGTTTGCACATAGGGCTGTACCCATGCTACAAACTCCTGGATTTTTGCCCAGATGTTCTCAATACCGCCATTAACCGTCACGAACGCGGGGGCAATTTTTTCAATTACAGGCACGACTTCTTCAGCTGCTGTTTTAACATTGTCAAAAATGTCAAGCAGGAACGAAAAGTCAGAGTTTTCAATCGCGCTTGTCAGCCCGGAAATAATTGCATCGCCAAAAAATGAGAACACATCAGCAATAATTGGCTGCAATTCGCTTGCTACGCTGCTCAAACCGCCAAAAAGCGCCTGCAAGCCTTCTTCAACAGTCGGTTCCAGCTCCATAATCACGCCGCTTACATAAGGCGCAAGCTGTGTAACCAGTTCGCTCAAACCATCAATCAGAGTAGGAACAATCTCTTTGATGCGCGGTATAATGTTGTTTCCGGCAGTAATAACGCTGTCAACAAAGTTGTCCATCAAGGCTTGAAAGTCTTGTTCCGGGTCTGCAATTCCCGTCAAAAGATTTTCCCAAGCGCTCTTCATTGACGCTGTACTGCCTTGAATTGTAGTTGCTGCTTCTTCTGCCGTTGTGCCTGTAATGCCCATTTCCGTCTGTACAACGTGAATAGCCTGCACAATGTCAGAATAGCTGTCGATGCTGTACTTTGTATAGATGCCTTGTTTTGCATTTAGCGCGTCTGCGTCGGCAAGGAGGCGCTCCATTTCGGTCTTAGTACCGCCGTAACCGAGCTTCAAGTTGTCCAACATGGTAAAATTCTGTTTGGAAAACCCTCGATACGCGTCCTGCACACTCTGTACAGAGGAGCCCATTTTGTTCCAGTTGTCAGCCATGTCCGAAATTGCCATATTTGACATTTCGGCCGCCTTCTCCGTATCGCCGCCAAGACTGCTTACCAACGACGCTGCAAAAGAAGTTGCTGTGTCCATGTAATCATTCGCTGACAAGCCAACATTTTTGTAGGCTGTCTGTGCGTATTTTTCAACAGTAGCAGCGCTATCTTTGTACAGCGTTTCTACGCCGCCTACAAGCTGCTCGTAGTCTGCATAGCTGTCCAGCGATGCCTTGCCAATCGACACGGCCATGTTCGCAGCGGTTCTCCCGATTTCCGTAATGCCGTTGGCTACAGTCCGCAAACCGTCCGAAACAACATTGCCAAGCAGCGTACCGCTGAACACGTCCATCAAAGACGATGCGCCGCCTTTTGCCTTCTCAACGCCTTTTTCATAGTCGTCTGTGTTCAGACTTAATTTTGCATATAAGTTAAAAACGTCCAATCTATCACTCCCTTCTTGAATTTCTGCTTTATCTGCTGTATTCTAAGCAATAGGAGGTGTTTTTTATGGCAAAAGCAAAAAATGCGGTAATCGCCGGTGATTTTATGGGCAAAAAGGTGTCTGTTTCCTTTGGCAAAGTCTCTATGGACGTTGGTGGGCTATCAGCACTTGAACTAAACAGCCGTACGGTTGCCGGTTACTCTGTGGTCGATGAAACTCACAAAACATCTATGGCTTCCGGCGTTATGCGCGGCATGGTCGGCGGTGCTTTGTTTGGCGGTGCCGGTATGGTTGCCGGTGCAATGACTGCCAAGCAAAAAGGCGTTTATCAGGTTGTTATACAGCTTATAGATGACCCGCAATGGCGTTACAGCGGCAAGCGCTTCCTACTGGAAGTTGATGAGCCAACCTATAAAGCCATTATCAAAAATTGCTTCTAAGTTTAGCCGCCCTCTATTTGGGCGGCTATTTTTCTGCCTGCTTCAATCCATGCCGCGCCGCAAAGTCTTTGAAATCTGCCTGCACCTGTTCCGGCGTTCTCGTATCTACTTTGGGTGGGTGAATAATGTCGATATATCTCGCTGGCCTATCCTTTACGCCTGTTACGGCCACAACAAGGCTCCATGCACTGTCTGTCATGTACACCTTGTACAGCTGTTCTTCAAAATCAGCTTTTAAAGCGTAAGGCAGCGCCGACACAAGCGCATTTGCGCCCAGTTTCGGCATTTTCAGCAGTACAGGGATTACTTGTTCTGCCCGCCACCGAGATACGATTTGAAAAAATCGACAAACTCTTTGTCGTTCAGCAGGTCAGATACCTGCTTGCAGGTGACAAGAAAATTCTGCTTGCCGATTTCTTCCACCGTCAGGCCGTTAAACGGGGCAAGGATTGCGTACACATCTTGCCGGTGCTGCTTCAGCGCAATGTTCAGCAGCTTAACAATTTTCGCAAGGCCGAAACGCTGCATTGCAATGCGGGTCGTTTCGCCCTTCGGCATCGTTTTCTGCATCTCTTTCACAAGCGCTTCATCGTCGATCAGGTTCGTGATGGGCTGCGCGATCTGTACAACGACTTCCAGCGCTTCATCGGTGCCCAGTTCAGAAAAAATCCGCATCAGGCTTCATCCTCTCCGGCCTTGATATACACCTCGCACGGCACCTTGTCCTGGTCGTTGATGGAGTAGTGCGCCGTGTATTCAAAGCTCATCTGGCCTTTTTCCTTGTCGCCGGTCTGCAAGCTGAAACCGCCGGTGGACAGCGTATTCAGCATGTGAATTGCGCAGAAACCGCCGTTTGTGGTGCCGTGCTTGTCCGAGTAATCGCACAGCAGCCACAAATCGGTAAAGTCGCTGTCCTTCAGGTCATTGCGCGGCGTGATTTTGGACACCTTGGAGGTAGTCGTAACATCCGCAGCGCCCAGCATGCTCTTGGCATTTCCTGCCGATGCCGAAACATACGTACCGCTGCACTTGATCTCCCAAGATTCAATCTGCTTTAGCTCTTTCATGTTCTTGGGGCAGTTGTCGATGTCCTCGCCGAAGTCGGTAAAGCTCGGCACAGCCGTAAAGTTGATGCCGCCGGTCGTAGCGCCCAGCAACGCACTTTCTTCAGGAGCCGTACCAGCAGACGGGTCAAACGTAGTTGCAAGATAGCCCGCGTTCAAGACCAGTTCCTTAAACGCAGATTCAGGAATACGAGTAAATTTCATGCTTTCACCTCAATTTAGGCATAAAAATTCGGCGGTAACGTTGATGTACCGCCGTTTTAGGTTTTTGTCTGTGTCATCTGCCAGCGCCTGGCAGAACGGGGAGCCACGCTTTAGCCAAATCAAGCCATCATCCACAGGTAGTGTCACGCCGCCAATGCCCAGTGCGTCCGAAAGCTCAAGCGCCTTTGCATTGGGCACGGCCTCGCTCGTGGTGTGGAACCACATGTTGACCGTTAGCGATACTGCACCGCCGCCCCATGCGTCAAAAACTGCGTCATATGTCAGATAGGGGAGTACCGCGTCATCCGGCACGGCATTGCTGGCGTAAGCGGTCATAAACTGCCCAAAAAACTGCTGTAATGCAGCGCCTTTTGTCATGTCGGCAATCCCTCCCGCAATCTTTCAGCCGTAAAGCTCTTCAAATCGCGCAGCATCGGGGAAGCGCCCGCCGGGGCCTGCTTTTCTTCCGGGCGGCTCGTGACCCGGAAATACGCACCGGTCGTAACGTCTTTATACACGCTGCCATACTCAATGGGTACATCTTTCCGCACGATGCCGGTATACACGCTTGTCACGCCCTGCATTTCGGCCTGCCGTGCCTCTAAGCTGCTGTCCAATGCAACGTAATTTGCAAACTCTGCGCCCTCGCTCCACTCGGTAGCATAGCCGCCCTCACCGTCAGGCTTTGTCAGTCTGTCCATAATGATACAGCTGTGCGAAAAATCATCCAAAAGGCTCATAGCTTTCTCCATTTGTTCAGCCGGGACGCAAACACGCCTTGCCAGCCCGTCACAGAGCCGTCAGAATTGCCGTTTGCGCTCGATTTGGTGTAACTATACCCTGCAAAACTCTCGCTTTGAAACGGGCTGTTTGCGGCGCTCTCGTACTTACTGCGCCATGCTTCCACATCCTCAACCAGAGAAACAAAGGCAGCAGGCACAGCCAGCGCCCACACAGCGCCATCAAATGTTTCATCGGTCAAGCCGCCAGCACCGTACTGGTACACGCCATCGTTGAACACGCTCCCGATAATGCGGAAATATTGCCCCTCAACTAAAAAAGGCAGCGCAATGCTGCCGTCCTTGATGGTAAATGTGCCGCTGTACGCGCCATCCGGGACTTTAAACCAGTTCCGGCACTCTCGCATCAATTCTTCAAGCATTACGCTGCCCCTTTCTTACTTTTTGAACTTTGCCAGCACGACCTTAGCCTCGTTGGTCAGGGCCGCAACGTAGAACTCGTCAGCGGTGATCTCGGTGGAGCGGTTACGCGGCTTGCGCTCGGTCTCCACGTTGATGTTGCGCTTGCGGTAGATGGTCAGAGCGGGCACATCGTCCTCGGTCTCGCTATCCTCGTTCAGCTTGACGATGGGGCAAGCGTAGTAGGGAGTAGCGGCAACCTTGACCTTATCACCGACAATCAGCTTAGTGGCGCAATGCGGCTGGATGGTCGCCAGACGCTTCTTGGTGCTGTCCTCTGCGGCGGTATCGACAACAATGGTGATAGTGCCGTTGCTGTTGTCCTTCTCATACTCGATGGAAGGGACTTTACGGCTTGCTACAACGCGGGTGTTGGCAATCTTGCCGATTTCGCCGGACAGCATCACGCCAGCCTGATACTTGTCTGCGCTGATAAAGTCAGCATCCTTGCGCAGGGTAGCCATCTGCTTGGGGTTAATGAACATGACCTTGTCGCTGTTGATCTCCTCGTTGAACACGTCGATAGCGTCCACCACACCGCTGTACTTGATGGCGGCAGTAGTGCCGTCATACACCAGCGTAGCGCCCTGCAAGGCGTCCATGCAGTCATTGTCGATTTTGGCGGCAATGGACAGCGCAAGCTGCGCGCTGGCTTCACCAACGGGGTTGCCGTAGCCGGACAGCACAGCTTCATCGGTCAGGCCAACACCCTTCATGGCCTTCTTGATCTTGTACTGCTTGTCTTTGGTGCTCATCTTGTCGATGTCAACGTCCACGCCCTCTGCAACGTCCTCAGCATCGCCGATGTAACCGTAAGACGGCACAGTAATGGTATCGCCGGGAACGCCAGCAAGGGTGTCATCTACCTTTGCAAAAGGTGCAACACGAATCTTGTCGGGAATCTTTGCCGAAATCATATCGGCCATAACTTCAGGGTCGATCAGGTCTGCGAGTTTGGTCAAAATAGTATCTGCCATGTGTTAATCTCCTTTGTCGGTTCCATTGACCAGTGTATTGTACTGGTCAGGGTCAGTTTTTTTGAGCTTCAATCTGTCTGCATAGCCCATCTTTGCAAATGCTGCTGCATCAATAGAGCCTGCGCCGCCGCCATTGCCCGCGGGTGGATTCGGCGTGTTTGCGCCCTGGGTGCTGGTAGTTACAACAAATTCGCCGTAACCGTCTTTCAAACTAGTCTCAAACTTTGCAGCGTCTTTTGCCGCTCCGTTTTCGTCCAGCTCCAAAGCATCCAGCAAGCCATCTGCCTTTGCCATCTTGGCAACAGTGGCAATCCGTTTATCGGAAATGCCGATTTTTTTCAGGGCGGTCTCCAATGCCTTTTCTTTGGCAGCGGTAGTCTTTTCAGCGGCCACGCTGGTTTTGTACTCTTCAAAAGCCTTGTGTTCTGCATCGTACTTGTCCTTGTAGCCGTCATCGCCCTTGCTTTTGTAGCCGTCCAGCTCCTTTAGGACAGCGGGGAGTTTTTCCGCATCGGCTTTATAGCGGTCGATATCCGCTTTCAAGCCGTTTACGGTATCGGTGTGGGCTTCGATGATAGTGTCCTGCTGCTCTTCGGTCAGCCCCATACCTTTCAGCAGCTTACGAGTAATCGCCATGTATGCGCTCCTTTTCTTCGGTGTCAGTCCTTCGACATTCGCGTTTATATAAAAACAGCGTTCCTTTGCTGTTTTTGCAAAAGTTTGTAAAAATGCTGCCATTCAATCAAATTGAAAGGAAACATTTTTTAAGCATAAAAAAGCAACTGCCGAGATTTTCTCGGTAGTTGCTAATAAAAAAGAGCCGGAAAACGTCAATCGTTTTTCAGCTCTCGCTTAATAATTTTTTGATACTGTTCCGCATGGTCAGCAACAGCGGGCTTGATGAAAGGCTGTGCGCGTTGGCCATGCGTCATGTGCCAATTTCCTTTAGCGTCCTGGTATACCCACGGTGTAGGTCTGCCGCCCGGATAGTAAACGCCCGTGCCCATCTCAACGTAAGTGGCATACTCACTGTTAGTGCCTATATAAGCCGCTTTTTCGCCGTCATTGACGGTATGAGTTATACTGTTGCGCAGATTGCCGGTATCAACGGGGCACAGCTTTTTAGCGTATCCCTCAGCCACCAGCCCACACTTTTCCAGTGCTCGCTGGCAGGCGGCTTCAAGCTCTTTGTAGACTTCTGCGCTGTGGTCTTCAAGTCGAATCTGCATTGCGTTTCCACCCCGCCCACTCCGCATAGGTCATATCTTTTACAAGCACACTTTCCCCGGTCACGGGGTCACGTGCCCGGCGCATACTGCCGCTTGTGTCCACATCGTCCAGCACCGCAATCTGCGTGCATCGGCAGTTATACACAAGATACCCCGGCGCGGAACTGTCGCCCGGATACATAATCTCGTACCCGTCAACCTTGAACGGCTTGTCCACGTCTACCGTCTGCCCGTCAAGCATTGCGTGCGCGTGCCGTGTGCGGTTATCCAGCGTTGCCAGCCATTGCTTTTTGAGCTTGATTCCCATATCTTCCGCCGCGCGGTAGGTATCCAGCCGCCCGGCGTTCTGTGCTGCTGTAATGGCCGTCCGCGCCGTTCTGATAGCGCTTGCGCGGCTCATATCCTGCATGCGGCGCTGCATATCGTCTGCAATGCCGTAAATTCCTTTACCCTGCAAAATAGAGCTTGTGACGCTTGCTGTAATCTGCTGCTTGCCGTATTTTAGGTCAATGCCGCGCTGCAAAGCCCGCTTTGGCGGGTAGTATGGCATCAAATCCGGCTGCTCAACCAACAGCCGCTTGACGGTCTGCTCGTCCCATAGCGTAAAATCTGCGGCATCGGAGACTTGCTCGATTTTGTAAGCTGCATAATTGCGATTCAAACTGTAAATGCCCGGCGTGGCGTCATTGACGTATGCCACAGCCGTTGCATTGGCATCGGTGTATCTTTCTGCCACTTTATCGCGCAAGGCTTCAAAACGCTTGCCTCGCCCTATCTGCGCAAGCCGCCATTGCTTGTACTGCTGTTCGGTGATTTTGCCTGCTTCCAGCTTTTCTTTCATGGCTGCATCACGCTTCTCGAACTGCTCAAAATAGGCTTTCACCGTGTCAGTCAGTTCGTCAGCAGCTTCTTTGTACAGCTTTGCGATGCGCTGCTCCAGCTTTGCAAGCTCGGCATCTGTCATGTTGTGAGCGTAATCAGGTTTCGCCATCGCCGTTCAGTCCTTCTCCCGGCTGGTTCTGCGGTTCGTTAGGCTGCGGATTGTTAATCGTGCGGTCTAGCTCCTCTGCCGCCTTTCTCTTCATCAATTCCTCGTACTGATCTGCATCGCCGTTAATGGTCAGCAGCTTGCGTGTGGTGTATTCATCATCGTAATACTCCGCACCAAGCAGAACGGTCTGTGCTTCTTCCTGCTTATTGATAATCTGGTTGCGCGTGTAAGTCGGTTCATCATCCAGCCCGGCAACAGCCAAAATGCCCTTGATGCAGCGCGAAACGCTGCTTTCAAACTTATCCGTTTTCAAATCCAGCGGAACATAGCTTGCCTTGATGGCCGTTGCCGTCTGGTTTCCGGCGCTCACGGCAGATGCGTCAAACGCCTGGAAATCCGTGTACAGCTTTTTGGTCAGCATGTCAATGGTCGCCTGCGTGCCCTGAAACGGCGCTTCGATGCTCTGTGGCGTGGCTTTCGCGCCCTCGTCACCGTCTGCGTGGGCAACGTGGGTAGTTTTAAGCCGCTCCACAAACTTTGCATCGTCAACTTCGTCCATGCCGCCGCAGTTGGTCAGTACCCAATAAATGAGGTTGCCCTCGTCTACGTTGTTGACCATGTTGCTGCTTGCAAGGTCAAGCGCGTCAACGGTGTTCTTTCGCCCGCACAGTTCACTGCGTGCTTGTTCTCCGTTTTTCAACGGGATAATGGGGAAGCCGGGATAATTCTCACCGTCATAGATTTCTGTGCCGTCAATCTCCGAGTACCGCACTTTCAGTTTGTACGGCAGTTTCCCGTTTAAACTGCGCACTTCACCGTTGCGCGGCTTGATGTAGTCGGTGTATCCGTCCATCTCGTACAGCGTTGCCCGCAACGGTTTGTCTGGGTCAATCTGCCAAAAGCGGATACCGGCTTTCAGTGCGCCGTCTTCTTCATCGTACAGCGGTACAAACTGTTCCGGGGCAAACACCTGAATATGGTCAAGATTCCAGAATACGAAAGACTGCCCACCAATCAACGCATGGCGGGCAGCATCCATAATATCTTCATCAAACGTAGCGCCAAGCGCCTTTTTTGTGGCGTCCTTGTTAAACGCAACGCCGTTGCCTAACAGGTAAGAAACTTCCTGGTCTACAACGAATCCAAAAAACTTGCTGGCAATCTTGTGGTTTGCTGTGTACATATCGGGATGCGCTTTTCCCTCAAGGTCGTACACCATCTTTTCATAGCGGTTAATCGTGGGATTTTCGCCCCAATAGTATAGCTTTGCGTCCAGCATGTCCCGCGTCTTTTTCTGGCCTTTAAAATCGTTGATGGTGTCAAACACAAACCCCATGCGGGAACGTTCATCTTCACCGACCGCCACAAAGTCTTGATATGTTCTGATTTTCCCTCACCGCCTATCTGTAAATGCTTTGGTACTTCATTGCCGTATTGTCTCCGGCTTTGTTCGCTGTGCTTTCCATCGCATACCGCACCGCGTCAATGTGATGGTTGTTCAAATCGGGATATCCCTCTAAGACTTCACCTGTTTTGCTGTCCCGCTCATACTCGTACTCGCTGAACTCCTTTGCCGTGTCCGGGCATCGTTCCGGGTCAATGACGATAGCTTCCAGCATTTGCAGCCATTTTGTGCCATAGCGCACGGATTTCGGCCCCTTGCGGGCAGGGAACGTCTTAACGCCGTACTTGTTATAATCAGCGATTGACTTTGGCTCGGCGCTGTCTGCGCAGATTTTATCCTCACGCGTCAGCCCTTTATCCAAAAGCAGCTGCGCCGTGTCTCTGTTGCTGGTTCTGCGCCGTGTCAGTTCATCGAAAATGTACAGCGTGCGCCGTGCAGCATCATAGTGCATTGCATTGTATGCCCACGGGTCAGGATACCATCCCCAGTCAACGCCGCGCTTGATGCGGTCAAAGCTGGCAATCTGTTCATCGGTGATTTTCTCAATCTTGATATTTTCAAACACTGCCGTGCCGCTGCCGACAATTTCACCTAAATACTCATGCCGGTATGCTGTTTCGTTGGTCTTTTCCAAGTATTCAGCATCGGCCAGAAACCGCTCTCCGAGCCATTCTGCTGGCGTTGTTTTGTAGGTGGAATGATGTATCAGCTTCCCATCGCGGGCTTTCAGCGCATATCCGTTTGCCCAGTTCCGCGCCATTGCAGGCGGGTTGAAGCTCTTGAATGTGATAAACCAATCGCCGCCACGCAAGCAGGACTGTTCAACGTTTCGGATTTGCTCTTCACCGTCAAACTGATCAAGTTCCTCAAACCAGCAGATGCCTATATAACCAAACGGCACTTTTATTGACTTTACTTTGCCGGGGTCATCAACGCCGAAAAAAAGCACCTTCTGCCCGGTAGGAAGATAGGTGCATTCCATCGGGGAGACCGTGCAGCGGAAAGAATCGTGCAGGCCAAGCTCATTGATTGCCCAGACGATCTGTGCATAGACGCTTGTGCGCAGCGTGTTGCCGACCTTGCGGAAAACCGCCGCGTGGCATTGCGGATGCTTGATAAGCTGCAAAATCAGCTCTATGCTGATATAGCTGGATTTTGTACTGCCGCGCCCGCCCTTGGCGACAAGCTCTTTTACATTGCCCGCCTTGATTTCGCGGTGGACTTCGGCAAAGCAAGGGGAAACCATAGCCGATAATCTGTTACAGGTCATCTATGATTTGCACCCCGCTGTCTGCCTGCTGTTCAGGCTCGTCTTTCTGCCCCAGATACTGCTTGCCGAGCCAAATTGCCATATTTGCGTTCTTTTCTGCAAGCGCAAATTGATACCGGCGCAAAGAGCATCTTCCTTTTCCGCGCTTTTGCTTAAAAACTACGGAAAAACTATCCTTGTATGTCCTTTTGCACCACGCATCAATCGTTTTGTCCGTTACGCCAAAAAAATCGCATATATCTTCTTTTGTACACTGTAACCCACATAGGTTTTCAAAGTGTTTTTGATCTATCTCTTTTCTCGGGCGTCCTGTTTTTGCCATAAACGCCCTCCTTTTTCTTTTGGCGTTGAATGAATTTCTGCATATCCCTTTTTAAGTACAAGCTGTCTGTCTTTGCGATAATCGCCCTCGCTTCTTCAATCGTCATTTCCCAATCCTCGTATGATTTTCCATTCCCGCTCCGACAGCTCCCAAATATTCGTGTTGACTTTTTCCGCAGCAGCCTTTTCCGCAGCAGCCTTTTCCGCAGCAGCCTTTTCCGCAGCAGCCTTTTCCGATAGCAAAAAGCCTGATCCAAACAAGCCTTTTCCTGACACTTTCTGTGCGTCAAGCGCGCGGATAAAATGTGCATCTCTTTCGCTAATTTCAAGGCTTACGCCGTGAGCTGCCATATAACACAGCATCGTTGCTGTCAAAACCTCATCTGGATATGAATATTTCGGCAGTTCTCTGTGCAACTTTTTGAGATTCTTTTTGTTCTCGTCATCCAGTATTTCTCTTAAATCCGCAGCAGCGACAATCTTATTGCCCCCCATGTTGGTAACAAACGACGTATTGACAGACGCGCCGTTTTCATACACAACTCCGCACCCGCACGCCACATAGTTTGCCGATCCGCGCATAATTCCGAGAAGCGTAAGTGTTGGGGCGAACAGAAAGAAGTTGATTTTCTTGCTTGTGTACCACTCGCAGATTTCCGAAATAATGGAAAAAGGCGGATTGTCTATTACAACACACCCGGAAGGGTATTTCTCGCTTTTATAATCTCCACCCGGATAAAACGGACGCACAATCGCGGCATTTCCAATTTCGTACTTTTCAGCCGCCCAATCTCTTACTGCGTCGTAGATGTTATCCGGCGTGTAGCAATCGTCCGTTGTTTTCTTCGCTTCAAACTTTTTCAGAAACTCTTGATATTCTTCGTCATCGTCCGAAAGTTCCCCGCGCTCCATGCGTTCTCTAAATTCCTGTTCACGTTCTTCGTTAGTAAGTTCCGTTTCGTCGGTATCTGGAACATCCCAATCAAAATCAAACGCCGACAAATCCAGATCCGGCAGTTCATCTTTCAGCAGGTCAAAGTCCCACTCGCTCTCATTGCTCTTGTTGTCAACCAGCCTCAGGGCGCTCACCTGTTCCGGCGTCAATTCATCCACACATACGCACGGAACCTCTTTGATTCCCAGCTTTTTTGCAGCCAATGCGCGGCAATGACCGATTACAATAACGTTGTTTTTGTCCACAACGACCGGCTGCACAAATCCATATTGCTTAATGCTTTCGGCAACATTTTTGATTTGCCTTGCATCGTGCTTTTTTGCATTTTTTGAGTATGGCTGGATTTCTCCCAGCGTTTTCATTACGACTTGCATAATTTCCTCCTTTATGCAAAACAAAAAGCCCATGCGTTTGCATGAGCTTGATTCCCCCTAAACCCCTTGCGCCGGAGGAAAAGCGCGTTCCCGCCCTACCGGTTTATGCTGTGCCGGTCTCACCCGTTGCAGATAGCAAGTCCGCAACGCTTTTTTGATTCCCTCTATTTGTATCCCGCGTAGGAAGTCGCAACGCGGCATCCAGCCCGTTTTATATCCCGTCTGCTGGTTTACGGTTTCTGCTTTAATGTGTAGGGTTCGGCGATGCGTAACTGCGTCAGTAACGGAGTCCGCACAAGCAGATGCCGGGCAGACTTTTTCAGGCTCACAAAGTCCCGTTGCGGTCTGCCATCGCGCCGCGCTCCTGATCGGCTTGCCGCTTTGCTTACAGCGTTCAGGTTGATCTATCGCGTTTTGCCTGCGCCGGGCTTTAACCGGTGGGGGCGACCCAGCCCTACTATTGCCATTTCATACCTCATGCGGACTGTCATGGCATATAAAAGGCTTGTGCTTTCTGCCTTGCGAGTTTCTTTGGCAAGCCATACCAGCGCAAGCCTGTTCAGAATCCGCCACATGGTACGCACTGTCAGTAGGCGCATGGCGGTTGCCTAACGGGGAACACAATTACCGCGTCCGGCCCTGCTACCTTTACCCGTATTATCGGCATTGGTACTGCACATAGGTCTTGCACCTTTGCCACGCCGTTGCTTCGGAACGCAGCGCTCTTATCTTGCGATTGGCTATGCAGCATATAAAATAGCGCTGCTCAAGGACGACTTTCAGTTGCTGAAGCCAGCAGCGCCAGCCTTAACCCGGCACGGTTCTGCTGAACTTACCCGCCAGCAGACACGGGAAAATTAAAAATGCGGAAAAGACTTGACCTTTTCCAGATATTATTTTCCTGCGCTCACCCTCATGCGGACAAGTGCAGCATATAAAACGCCGGTCTTTCCCGGCTGTCAGCTATGAATAGGAGAATTGAAAATGAAAAACAGAAAAGAGGTTTTTCGCTATGGCGTAGGCTGTCCCGTTCCTACATCATCCAGCATACTTATTTTATCATATTAAAAGTGAACTGGAGTGCACAGATTTTCGACAGCCGCACGATGCAATTTTTTTGCCCAGCGCTCGGAAATATTAAGATTTATCGCAATTTTCCACCAATAAGGTGTGCCAACAATATATCGTTCCCGCAGTACGTCCCGCTGCATTTGGTCTTGCACTGAATTTATTGCGGTTTCAATTTCTTCCCTTTGCATCTCTGTATCAATAATCTGCTTGTATAGAGCTTCTTGGTGCTCCATGATTCTGCAAACAGCATCCTCGATTTTATTTTTGCCTCCAGCTGACACCACAACGGGGGATAGCGCTTTAGTAGTTGCCGCTGCTCGTTCGCGTTCGCTCTGTATCTGTTGCCGCAGTTGCCGCTCGTAATTTCTGCTGCGCTGATACCGCCATAGCCATGCTTTTTTTTCGTTAAATTCTTCCCGCGTCAATGTGGTTCACCATCCTTGCGCCGCAGTTTGGGCAGTAATTATAAGCAGCAAATGAAATTGCATTACAGTCAGAACATGCAACATTTTTGCTTTTACCACTGTCGACTTTCCAGTGCGCCGTAGGCCGCAGGGATTCGCAGGGATTGGATTCGGGGTCGATGGTAGGGATACAGTCAATATCATCGACCGAAACTGCGTCAAACTCGCCACATTCCGGGGCATCGCGGAACATCAATTTTGTGGCACGCTTCTTTAGCTCGCCTACATCAATTAAGCGCATTATCTTCACCTCCGTGTGTATGTTCCATGCTGATATCTTCTTCCCGCTGCTGCGTTGCTTCGCGGCCAGCGGATACGCCCAGGGCGTAGAATACAACGAACAGGGCGGCAAGGGCGGCGCCGCCGATGATGTTTACAAGGGTGGTCATGCTGCAAACCTCTCTTTCTGCAAGATTTCTTCCCATGTGATTTTGTCGTATCCGCGCTGCACATACTGGCCGTAGGAGATGCCCAGCGCGGCGGCTTCTCTTACGCATTGTTCAATGGATTTGATGCGGGGTTTCGGCGCTGCTGTTTTATCCGGCTTCTTTGCTTGCATGGCAGAAATAATGCCCTTTTGCTGCGCTTTCTTCTTTTTGTAGTTCAGCTTTGCCTTTTGCTTTGCTTTTTCTTTGATGCAAGCATCACAGAACCGTTTGCAGGGCTGCACGTCCCACATCATCTTGCCGCATTTTTGGCAAAATTTAGATACCGTCATAGCGGCTCCTCCGTCTTTTTGGCATCAATGCCGATGCCCTGTAGTGTTACCTGTGCCCAAAGGTCCGCAAGCTGGTCGTTGCGGTACTCATTGTATTTGTCGGCTACCGGGCCGGTCATGTAATTCTGGATTTTGACCAACGTCCGGCGGGACAAACCTACCTGATAACAGGCCAGCAAGCACAGATACGTTGCTCTCGTGGCAATGTCGTCGCGCTCTTTCATTACCGCTTCATGGGCGCTGGATTGAATACACTTGATTTTTTCTTCGGCGTATTCGTCAACGGCTTTCTGCAATGCCGGGGTAGGGTGTAGTCTGGCTTTCACATTTTTCAACTCTTTCCTGTTTTGTACAATCCATATTTTCTGACATCGCGGCGGATTTTAATGCCGCGCTCTGCATCTGCCGCGTCCGCTGCGGCATCTGCAAGCCGCTGTGCGCGGATTTTCTCGAACATGGCCGCATACTCGCCGTAGCGATTGCAAGCGCTGTGGCAGTGCGCATGGCGGTCTAGGCAGTCTTTACATGGGCTGGTCATCGTCCGGCATCTCCTCGATAAAAATTTCTGTGCGGGGATTGGCTTTGTCGTACAGTACGCGGGAACCGTCCACGCTGGCAATGATGGTGTTGTTATCGTCTGCAAGGATTTTTGCGGCTACCAGCGTGTCATGGCAGGCTTCAAGCAAGTTCGTTAAATCCACGCGGCGGCGGGTTGGCATATAGAACACCGCAGCAACGCGATAGCGCCCCGCCAGCGGGGCTTTCGGCTTTGGTGTAAGATACCACATGGCGGCTTGCTCGTACTTCTTGTACTGCCTGCTTGGGGCAATGAACGGCTTGCCGGTGCGGCGGTTTGTAAGTATCTGCTGGCTGTTCTTTTTGGTGATTGGCGGCAGGGAGATTATGTATTTTTGTATCACGGTACAATCTCCTTTACTTTGGCGTAGTGCTTCTCGCTGTACCAGATATCCGGCAGGCGGGGATTTTGGGTAAAACCCGCCTTTTTCAGGTCCTTTTCGGCAGCGCCGGTGGTTGTGTAGGTCTTGTGAGAATGTCGGATATCCCCGGTAGAGCGGGAGTAGGTGATGATTTCAATGCGTTTCATTTATCAATTTTTCTGCTACTTCAATCAGCCTTTTCGCGGTGCGGTAACACTCTGACATTTCTTCGGCCATCGGTTTGATTCTTTTGCAAAGTTCATCGCCCGTATTCATGAGACTTTCTGCATTGCTCAGATAAATCTCTGCCATTTTCTGCTTGAATTCTGTATTATCCACGATTCATTACCTCACAAAATAGATGGAATGGTTTCACCCACACAAAATCCAGTTGGCCGCAAGCGCCGTGTCGGTTTTTTACGACCTCAATCACGGTGTCGCCATCGGTAGGCGGGTTGATTTCTTGTTTTTCCCGGTCCTTGGTATACATGCCGGGGTTGATGGCGATAATCATATCTGCATCATGCTCGATGGTAGCGGAGCCGAACATGTCCGACATTTTTATCATGCCCGTATCGGCGGCTCTCGCGGCCTGTACGAGCTCGATAATGCAGATATGGTATTTCATGGCAAGCTGCTTTTAGCCCCGTGTGAGGGCCGCCCGCTCGTCG